TGGCCGCGACCGCATCGACGGACGGTGCACTATCCGATAGCTTGATCTTCGCTTCAACGAACGCGGGAATGTCGACGAGAGTCGCGGCGCGGATTCGCCCCGCGTGATAGATCGTGAGCTCAGGCATCATGAAGAATTCTGCCATCTCGTCGATCTCTTCGCCTTCACTCTCCGTCTGTGGGAAGACGAGTTCCACGTCGGCATCGGTGATGTCATCCGGATCAATGCTTACACCACTAAGGAAACCGCCTCGCATGAGTCGAAGCGCCTCGGCACCGTTGGTGCCGCCGTCGTCGAAGACACCGCGTCCCATAATCTGAAGTGGATTCGTCACGTCGCGATACACCTCATCGATGCGACCAACCGCGACGGTCTTGGTCGTCGGTACGCCACCGTGACTGTCTTCGATGTTGTGCCGAAGTGTCAACGGAGGTTCAGCCCACGTGATCGCGTTTTCTGCGAACTGCCGGCCGTCGCCGGTCGGCACACCCTCGACCGCGAGCACACCGTCCCAGGGCGTTCCGTTCATCAACGCCAAGCTGGCGTAGCCACCGTCGCCGGTCGCAGCGGGACCAGACACGGCCAGTTCAACTGGTTGCACGCTTGACACTCCTTCGGTGATCGGCCCTAACCTGGATTATAGACCGATGCCACAGTGAGACCGATCACTCGTCGGTCTGGCTTAGACCCGTCAGCGGGATGTCGGTGATCACGCCACCAAACGCGATTCGCACCTTGTCGATCGTGATTGGTCCGGCCTCCATCATCAGCGAGTGCGTGAGGTACCGTGACGGATCCGGATCATATACGAGAGTCATGTGCGGAACCCACGGACTGTGTTGCTCCGGTGGCTCGTATCCGAGCTCCTCGAAAAATGCCTCGATGGAATCGTGCGCGTCAGCGAGTTCCTCGCCGCTCAGCCCAGCGGTGAGGCACGGCTCAGGACCCTCTGGGTTGAACACGTTGAACGAGAACACGTCGGCCTCGATGATCGGCTGCTTACTCGCGAAGTCCTTCATTAGATCGATGATGACCTGCTGCGTCTCTTCGTCGATGTCAACCGCTGGGCCGAGGAAGGTGTCGGTGACGTGAAGCTGCGTGATCGGCTCTCCGTCCTCCACGACAAGACGTGAGAGATCAGATGTCGACGGAATGAACGCGATCATCGCGCCGTCGTGGACGTCGGCCGCCGCGACGAGTGGCGCACCGCCGCGTAAGAGATCATATATCTCTTGCTCAGTAAAACCCGCTTCGTCTTTAGGCAGAAAGACGATCGCTCCCGGCTCAGGTGTCCACGCTGCACCCTTTGGTGGCTGTGTCATGACGGTTGTGACACCCCGATCACCCGTACTCGCATCACAGTGGTGCCACCTTTCTTTGTTACGCTCTTTATCTCGTAGATGTTGTGCGTCGCGAGCAACATCTCACGCTCGCCACGATTCAAACTAAAGTCATCAACATAAGCCATAGGCGTGCCGATCGGTGCCTCATATTCGATCAGCAGCTGACCGTGAAATGCTGCGTGTCCGCCGACCGATGTCGAGTTGAAGCCGCGGTTGACGTACGTGCGTCCAACGTAAGCTAAGAGTGTTTCGTAGTTCGTAATCGATGGGTCATTTAACTCAGTGAAGTTTGTGCCACGGTGAAGCAGCATCGGGCGTGTTGACGGTCGCATGCCGGCCTGTGCCTTGAGAATCTTAGTCTTGTAAGATCCGAGATCACCGTCGCGGATGCCCTTATTCCAAGACGTGTATGAACCACCTGTGTATGTTTTAAGCGCCTCTTTCTCACCGGTCTTCCAGCCACCGTACTTCACATGCGACTCTTCACGAAGTTTAATCGCTTGTGACGTTGAAATAACCTCATAACTCTGTGAGTCAGCCGTCACAACGCTTTCAGCGATCGCTGACATGGGCGCGGGAATTTCGTTCGTTGCGATTGGTGCGTCAATGGTCTTATTAACCCAAGACTTACCGGCGGATGTCTTAAGCCAGTTTACGACCTTCGTTTCGAGCGGATGTGTGTCCGGGACGCTGAACTTCTTCGCGCCACCCGCATCCGCGATACGAAGAATCTCGGCCTCGTTGAGGTTGAGGTACTTTCCCTTGTATTTCGTCTGAAAGTAACCCTTAACACCCTGGACGGCCGTCCAGATCTGACTCGGGTTTGAGCTGACGTAGACGCCTTGCTTCTTAATGTACTCGTAAATCTCCAGCTGCTCAGCTTCATCCCACGGCGTCAGGTCGACGTGAGTTATCTCGATCGGCATACCAACCTGCGCGGACGACGGCACGTGATTCGCTGCCTTCGATCCGGTCTGCGTGGTCTTCACGGCCTTCACCGGTGTAGGCACGCTGCCGATCTTTTTCTTCGCAGCCTTGAGATGTTGCGGTGTTACGAAGTCATTCTGCGCCTTCCAACCGGTAGGCGCTTGAATCGAATACTTATTTGCGATAGTCGTCGTCTGTGTCCACGCACCGGCCGCCGTCTGCTTCTGCTGCACAAGCTTACCGTCTGCGACAAAGAGTCGATACTTCTGACCCCACGCAACGTGTGTTGCGACGATCTGTCCATCTTCATACTTTTCGAAGTTGTTGAAGATGTCTTCTGATGTAACCGCGTCGCCGACCTTAGTGTTTCCGGGCATGTGCGTCTGATCGCCCGTTAACTTCACCTTTGTCGCGGCGGGTGGTGACGGTGGTGTTGGTGCGACCGATGTCTTCACTTTCACACTTGGTGCCTTTATAGGATGTGACACAGAACCTGAGGCAGCGTGCCAGTGAAATCCGTCCATATCAGACGGATTAAGTCCCTGCTTACCGGGATAGTTGTTCATCCACTTCTTCGTAGATTTGTTGTAGAACTCCATACGAAGATTATTATTGTGGTAAATGATACGCCAGTCGAGATCCATACTCTTAGCGGTCGCGATGATGGTGCCTGACACGGGTTCATTGAGCGACTCGATGCCGATCTCGGCGGGCGTAACTTCATCACCCACCTTAAAGCCAGACATGTTTGACTTTCGCGAAGATACGCTTACACTCACTGGTTTTTCAGGTGTCTTAAGCCCCGCTGCGGCCTTCCAGTCTAAATTATGAAGCTGTACGTCATTGAAGACGGTCTGAAAGTCACTCCACTCACCCTTAGGTGAAGGTTTAATTTCAAGATGAAGATAACCGTCTGACTTAAAAACGAGACGCCACTCTGTATCGGCATCTGCCTTTGCCGTGGCTATGATGGTGCCCGGCTGCGTGTTAGGGTGAACTGCATCAAAGATCTCACTCTTACTGACTGAGTCACCCACCGCCTTACCACTGATGTTCGACAGTGGCTTAAACGGGATCTTTGAAGATCCACCTGGTATGATCGCGCGAACTTCATCAGCGATACCACCGTCGATCTTGGCGGCGTGCCACACATCACTCGGGATATCGTTCACATTAAAGACCTGGTAGCTACCACCCCAGTTCGTCGAGCCGTTTACACGCCCATCGATTAACACCCCGTGGCCCAGCGGTCCCGGATTTACCTTAATGCGAAACGTCATACCCATGTTCGCATCGTAGCTGTGCGCAATGACCGTGCCGGCTTCTAGGCCTGACGTTCCGTCCCAGATCTCATCATTCGTTAAGACATCGCCGACCTTCTTACCAAAGACATGTGCCTCTGTCTTCGTTGTAACGCGAATGTCTCCGGTGGCCTGCCACTTCTCACCGTTCTCCAACGTCTGCGCGAGCGTATTGAGATCTGACATTAGACCCGTCTGGCTGTACGTCCAGTCGTGCCAGGTGTCCCCCTTGTATCGAGTCTTAAAGCCACCCTTACCGTCCGAGATAATCTGCCACGTGATGGTCTCACCCGGCGACGAATCACGGTCGATCGACTGAACCACAACATCATTCTTATCCCAGAGGAACCGTGAGTCCCAAATCTGCTGTCCGCTCAGTTCATCATTCGGTAGAACACCCGGAACCTTCGTCGTCTTTAGTGTCGCGGTCGACGGCGTCTTGATTGACCAGAACGGCACGTCAACATTGTACTCATTCATCATGGGTGTCCAGTCGGTGAACGACTTATCGTACACCCACTCGCTGTTTACGAGACGCTGCACGTCGACGGTGTTACCGCTCTTTACCGCGCGAAGTACCGTGTTGTCATTGGTCTTCAGGTAGCCGATGACCTCATTCTGCTTGTACTTAGGTAGATCTGAGAAGAGACCGGCCGGCGTTACCTTGGTTCCCGTCTCTAGCACATCCGTAGCGTCATCGGGGATGACCGCCTTGATAGGTTGTATCGGTATAATCTGTGGCTTTGCCGGCCCAGTCGTCAGTGTCGCATTGTTGGAGAACTTCTTACCCGCGGGAGTATCGAGCCACGTGACGACCTCGCTCTCGTAGGTCTTTGGCTTACCGATGAATCCACCCTGTTCATCGAGCACGCGAATCAGCTGAAGATCTGAGAGATCATTGAACGCCCCAACCTGGTCTTCCTCCTTCATGAGCTGAAGCGTCTTGTAGATCTTCGCACCGCCCCACGCCGGCGTAACCTTCTTACCACCGCCCGCGTCCTTGAACCGATCCATAATAAAAAGCTTCGTGTTCTGGTGAATCGCTGAGATGTCGCCCGGAACGCTGGGTGTAAACTCAGGAGTGACGGTCGTAGATGTGGTCGGCAACGGAACGGACGAGGGTGCGGGAGTTGACACGTGCTTTGCGCGTTCGGTCAACGCTCGAGTGTAAAAGTCAGCGAAGTCGTTCTTAAGATTATTCTTACGGTGTACGACATCATCCAAGAACTTTGACGCACTCGCGCCAAAATTTTGTTCGCGCGCTAACGCATATGGCTTGAGTAACTCACGAAACTCAGCGTCCGGGATATCGATAAGACGCTGAATGTAGTCGCCCAGCGGGCCCGTTGTCGGATCAAGTAACTTGATGTCCTTGCCCTGAACGAACGCCTTCCAGATCTTCGGATACACGAACGTGCCGATGTTACCGGGTGCGATGTAGTCCCAGTCAAGTTTGTCTTTGCCGAAAAACTTGAACGCTTGACCCTTATCCACACCTGCGATCGTTCCATCAACGGTGCGTATGAACTGATCCGTGTGCGCGTCAAAGTTCGAGATCATCCAGTCGAAGATCTGCTCTCGCTGCAACACCGAGAGATCGGCGTCGCTCAACTTTAACGGATCAAAGTCAGGAAACGCTGCTGTGGAGTTGTCGAACATGTACTGGATGGAGCCGTGTTTCCCGTTCAGAGAGATCTCGTACACACCCGGACGCGTGAGACCGGCCTTCGACTGCAGTATGGCGGTTTTCACGTCGAGGTCGGTCATCCACTTCGCTTGTGGCTTAAAGAGCCACTTTTCTCCGGTACTGGGGTTGACCCACACCTGCGCGCCGTGAGAACCGAGTGTCTTACCCGTGTACTTGATGTCGCTAGAACTTGGCTTAGGCGCGACGGGTGGAAGCGATTCGAACTTCGGCAGCGAGGGCGTGGGAGTCGTCAACGGTGTCACTGCAGCCGTGTCGATGTTGGTCTTTATCGCCTTGATTGGCGTAGGTCCAACGACCTTCTGCCCCGCGGGACTCTGAAGCCACGCCGCATACTTATCGCTGAACGTGTCCTTCTTCGCGACGTACGAGTCATCCACCACCGTGAGGATGTCCCAGTCGCTGATCTGCGACTCGATGTTCGGGTAGTTCAGCTTGAGATCTTCACGCGTCAGTGCCAAGACCTTGTGAATCTTTGACCCACCAAACGCCGGTGTGATCTTATGCTTCATGAACGTATTGAAGATCGTAGTCGACATCGACGACGCCATACCCGGAAGCGTCTGCTTGAGGTGTGAGATGTCAGGCTTTGACACGGGTATGATACACGCCGTAGCTCCGGGTGCGACCTGCGTCTGCGACGCTGCTACGAGATGCGCTCCCACACCCGTGCAGCGACACTTGGGCGCGTCATCGACGTTGAAGAGTTGAGTGCAGCGACACTGAATGATTTCATCCGCTGGGCCGGTCGCGTCGCCCGGGTGATCGAGGAGCGCCCCACCCACGTCGAACTTCTCATTGAGAAAGACCTGCTGTCCGTTCGCCAGAATGTGCGTGTGACGCGTACGACCGTCACCGATCGTTGCCTCCCACTGCTTCGTCACCTCCTGGTCCGCGTAGCCGACGAAGCGCATCTGCGTGATACTACCCGACTCCGCCGCGCCGTGAATCTCTGTACGTGCGATGACGGTCGCGCGGTTCTCCGTGAATCCCGTCACCGCGACGATGCGGTCGCGAATCTGTGGGATCGACTGACCCTGTGCGATGCCATCGAGCGTTGCGAACATCCTCATAGAGTTCGTCACCGACGCCTACGAGACGATTCGACACCGACTTCATATATGTGAGCGTGTACTCATCTGCGAGAAGCGGAACGCCCGGCAGGTCGACGTCCGGGAATGACTCGCCTAGCCCGATGGCTACCTGCGCCGCGGAACCCTGGTACACCTCGGCAATGTAGGGCGTGAGAGTGCCGTCGATCTCATCTTGCCACAGCACTGTGATCTGCGAGATGTCATCGGGACTCAGCCCAGCGGACGAGGCATCTGCGATGATGGCCGGCTGTAGATCAGCGGCGATCTTCTTCGTCACTCGTATGAGTGCGTCTTGAACCACACGCTCAAAGTCGAGGATGAGGAGGTCTACGTCCTCCTCTGAGTAGCCTTGAATCTGAGCCAAGGCAACCTACTACCCTACCGGCGGAGGTGGCTCCGCGGGCTGCTCGGTCGGCTTTGGAGGCGGGCCGG